AAGCCGAGTGCGCACCGCGTGAGGCGCAGCCGGTGGGGCCGAGAACAACGCTCAACTATGACGGCACTTTTGATACCACGTGCGCTCATTGCGGTGGAAACGGATGCTTTGCTTGTCTTAAAAGCGCAGCCCCTACGCCTGAGCGTGCGGACGCCGACACAGCGGGGGCGAGTGAGCGCGACGCACTGAAGCAGAAAGGAATTGACGATCATCTGCGCCGCTTGCAACAAGACGGGATGAAATCGGAAGAGCGTGCGGACGCCGGGAAGGATGCGGCGCTGACGGATGAGCGAGCAAAGGAAATCGCGCAACAGGTTCACGCAGAATGCTCGCGGATTCCGGGTGCGACGTTCTACAACGCAGCGATGAGCGCCATCGAGCAAGGCAGTGAAGGAGCCGAAATGAACGACGAACTCCTGATAGCAGTAAGAAACCTGATCCAGGCAGCAGATGCCTATCTGGAAGGATACGAAGAACCGGCTGTCGTGCCTTTCAACACTCGCCGGGGAAGTTTTGGCGCGTTGCGCGAGGCATATGCCAAGGCGGTAGAGCAGAGAGAAAAGGAGAAATGATCATGAATGAACTGATGACGCCAGACGAAATCGCGCAAAAGCTGAAAATTGACCGTCGATCATTTCTCAGGACGGTTGCAAAACAACCCGATTTCCCGGCTCCTGTCCGCTTGGGCCAACGGATTGTGCGCTGGCATGCGGATCAGGTAGACCAATGGGTACAAAGAAGCACGCGGAGAGCGGCTTAATCAAGCTTCGCAGCCAGTTCTTCCGGCGTCGGATTGTAATAAATTAGCAACGATTTTAGATCACGGTGCCCGATTACACGCGCGAGTTCCAATACGGTGAGCTTGTTCGAAAGTCGGGTACATGCTTCGTGCCGGCTGTCGTGGAAGTGAAGTGTGGAAATTGACGGTGTTTCCTTCGCAGCCTTTTGCCTGGCCTTTCTGAATAGTGTCCCTAGAGATTGGCCATGAAACGTGAACACCTTTGTTTCATCTCGGCCCCTCAGCTTTTCGATTAACTCAACAGCCCGCTTCGAAAGCGGAACGTGCCGCTCATCGTAGTTCTTCGTCTTACTCAAATGAACACTTCGTTGGCTTACATCTTCCCAATGAAGAGAGCATAACTCGCCAACTCGCATTCCAGTCTCTATTGCGAGCATGAAGGCAATAGCCATCTCCTGCTGCTTCGTCGTTACTTCGGAATGGTCTGCGTATCCCAATGCGGCGCACATCTTTTGAACCTCAGCCTCAGAAACTCGCCTGTTTCTCGGCTTCGGATCGCGAGGCCTTTTTACATCTTCGAAAGGAATCGAATTTAGCCAGCGCCATTCTTTGCGAGCCACCTGGAATACCGCCATCATCAAGTTCCACTCGCGGTTGACGCTCGCGGCCGAAACCTCCTTCAGCCGTGAATCTCGCCAAATTGCAACATCAGTTTGAGTGACTTCGCTGATGATCTTATTTTTGAAGGCGAGTTCTCGACCGAGCTTGGCAAGACGAACCCGCTCCCATCGCTCCCCCTTCTTCGTTGGCGATACTTCCTCGGCGTATTTGACGAGTGCCTCGGAGACGAAACGCTTTGGCAGCTCGCCCCTGACTCCTGATAGGATCTCGGCCTCTCGCGCGGTCGCCCACGCTACCGCCTGCGCTTTCGTCGGGAATGTGTCGGAGTCTCTGACGCCGGCTTTCTCTACTTCTGCACGCCATCCCTTGGCCCGTTTCCGGTAGTACGCCATCTGCCCTCCTTGGCGGGAAAATGGCGGGATTCTATCGTAAACGAACGTCTGTCTTGGTTCGAACTGTCACAGGATGGATGTCGATTTCACGCTCCAACTCGTTGTTAACGATGCGAAACATACTTTGTTGGCGCGAGTTGGTTTCTAATGTACTATGCGGTTTCGAGTCCGGTCCCCGGCACCAAGACCCCCTAGCCTATCAAGCTTTAGCGGCTATATTGGCGGGATAGTGGCGGGATGGACTCTCTATCTACGGAGAGCCTATGCCAATCCCGCTTCATACGTTCGACCACTTCCTAGACGACTTGCATGGTTCTACATCGAACGATTCAAACCTGTCCTCAACGTGGCGCGAGGCAAATATGACGCCATTTTGGACAAGTTGGCAGAAGCCAATTATTGATAGAATCTCGCGGAGAGAAAAATGACTGGACAAAATTTTGATAACAAACATACGAAACTGGCTGAAAGCGTGGTTCGCTCAGCCGGAAAAATTCACCGGTTCTGCACTGGTGGTCTATCGGATTGGGTACGACGCGGATTGGAGCGACACGAATCCGTATTGGCCGGATTCAAGACTGAATCGAGCCTGGCAGGCTGGACGGAAGGAACGCGAGAGCTACGAAAACTATGTCTGGTGATTGCGTGCTGCGCGATGGCTGCATGCGGTGGGGGCGGAGGCGGATCTGAGCCGCAGCCGACCATAAAGCAGCCGGTCGTTGTGTCGATCGACGCTGAAGGCGACAGCACCATGTTCGGCTGGACGCAGACTGGCCCGAACACGTTCATTCAGTCGCCGTCGAATCAGCCGGCCGTGATCGCTTCTGACCTTGGTATCCAGGTGACGAACAACGGCGTGGGCGGCGCAACGGTAGGAAGCGCGATTGCCGGGACGCAACCGAACTCACAACCGCTCGTCGAACGTCTCAAGACGATGAAAGCTCAGATCGTCATCGGCAATTACCTAATTAACGACGCACGCCTGAATACGGTCGAACAGTATCGGGACGGTCTGAACGGCTGGATTAACATCGTGCGCGCGGCTGGAAAGACTCCCGTGCTCGAGGAGCCGAACCCGATCGCTTACGGACTGGACCCGGATTCATTCGCGCTGATTCAGGATGCTTATGTCGGCGTTCTGCGTGATGTAGCGAAAGCACAAGGCGTTTTGCTGATCGCGCAATACGATTACGTCAAGACGCTTGACTGGAAGTCGATGACTCCAGACGGACTGCACCCGAATGAGGTTCTTTACAAAATCATGGGTGATCGGGCGGCCGACCAGATTAAGGATTTGGTGAAATCAATCCAGCAATAAATCCCTGCTCCTGCATTGATCGCACATACGCCTGCAATGCAGTGAGCTTGTCGATTTCTGCCTGATCGTCGGCTGCTACTTTGAAAACGCTGCTTGCAACCGCTCCGTCGAGGTAGCCGTAGGCGGAGCCGCCATCAGCGCTGCCGGAGGTGCCGGCGCTTTCACTTGCGGCGGTGGGAGCACAATTGGCGATCCGGACGCGCACGCGGTCAGTGCCAGCAGACAGGCGAGCACGGTAGTCAAGGGAATCTTTCGCATGGTTCGCAACCTCATCGTCGAATTGCTTCTGTATCGTGGCTACATCGCTCTGCGCCGCCTGCTGCTTGGAAAGCGCATCCGAAAGCGCTTTCGCTGAAGCTGCGTTGATTTTGGCGAGGTCGGATTGATGCGCGGCCTGTTCTTTTGCCAGTTGCTCGGCGCCGATCGTATGCGCAGCGCCGAAGCCGAGCGCAGCGCCGATAACTGCTGCAGCAATGCCGGTCAGGAGTAATGGGTTCATCGTTCGCCTCTGCACGCGGCTCGTTCAAGTTGTCGACGCTTCCAGATTCCGGAGCACTTATTCGCAGCAATGGCGCAATCCTTCCCGCGCACAAAGCGCCATCGGGAAAATTGCTCGCATGCTTCCGGAAAGCGCTTCTGGATATACATCGTCCGGAGCGTGGAACCTTTGTAGTTCGCAAGTCCCGTGTTGTATGCCAGATCGATCACGGCAACCTTCTGCCCGTCGGTCAGGCTGTCAAATCCCGGCGTCGAGTCGCGGACGGCTTGAGCGTAGCCAGCCAGGCTATCCGCCAGCATCTCTTTGCATTCGGACAAAGAGTAGTCGCGCATCTCGACGTTAGTTTCGCCAAAGCAGACCGTTTGCAGATTGCCGGCGAGGCGATCGTCATATGGCCGAAGCGATACGCCTTCCTGCGACGACGTTACGGAAACCAGAACCGCGGCCGCCGTCGTGCCGATAAGAGCAGCCAGTGACTTCTTACCTGGCCTATTCTGTAGCGCTGGCATCAGTTCCGCCGATCACTTCAGGTTGAGCCAGATACGAGCCAATAAGCCCGAGTCCATTGATAAGGCCATTGACAACCAGAACCGCCCACATGGGGGGATTCTGTACGACGCCCCACACTACCTGGAGAAACGTACTTGCCGCCAAAGCAATCACCGAATATCGTTTATAGGTAGTTCGCCAGTTCGGGGAAAGTGTCACGTATTCACCTTGGTTTTGAAGAAATACCAGATGGCCGTAGCCAACCCGACAATGAGCGCCCATAACCCCTTTTGTGCGAGGTCTACGCGGAGTTCTTCATAGAACCTGGCCTTAGCCTCATGCCGAGCAATCATCGCCTCATGCGCCTTGCGATGCGCGTTCCAGTCACCGCCTGGAAATGCGTTGTGTAAGTCGTCCACTCTGCGTATAACCTCGTCAACTTTGCGATCCGTCACAAGTTGTTGTGTGACGTTCTCGGAGTGCCGCTGGTCCATGTCGGCGGATAGGGCGTGAATCGCCGCTGCTATTTCTTCGTGTAATGGCATTCCTAGCCCCGAAAAAAAAGGCCGCTCTTTGGCAGCCTCTGTGTGGTCGGAACTCCTTTTAAGTCCCGGTTGGAATAGCCGGCCAGATGATCGGCTTCTGCGTGAAATCGAGTTGAGAGAGGGCGAGTTTGTACGCGGCCCAGTCCCTGAACTTCTGCACGTCAGCTGCGGTGAGCAACTGAGCGATATAGGCGTCCGCCATTCCAACCGTCGCGCCTTGAGCTTCCGACATCAGCAGAGTCCGCTTTTGTTCTAGATCGGAGATGGATTGCACTGTCGGATCGTGCGCTTCGTACACAGCCTGAACGGCTGCGATCTGTTCTGGAGTCATGTCGTCTGAAAAGGTAAATTGACCGTCTGCCGACCATGCGAATGGAAGGCCGGCCAATTTTGCCACAACGAGTTCATCATAGAACGATGGGCCAATCGGTTTATTTTCCATGCTTACCCCACCACGAAGCCATTGAAGGCATAGTTGAATGTACCGTTGCCCGAGTTGACGAGCGCTCTAAGGTCGAACGTATTCAGACCTTCCGCCACAATCGCAGAGGCGTTGTTAGAGAAGGGATATGAAGTATTCGAAGACGTAAACGACGCGACCGAATCGTTACCAAGCGACGCGCCATTGATGAACAAGTCTGTTCTATTGAAGACGGTTGGGCCGCCGGTATTGTTGGACATATACCCGTTAGCCGTAATGTTGAAACCTTCATCGACCCAAGTTAGAAAGTTTGCCGTTGTGCTGATTTGAACAAGCGAGGTTGATGACGTGCTATTGGTCGCTTGAGCAATGCTGATCGGCTTAACTTTGCGATTAAACCAGTTCAAAAAGGTCCGCGTCGTCAGCCCGTCGACGAACTGAACACTGGCATTCGTGAACGCCAATGCAACGAGTGTGCGCGTGGGATCTCCTGACTTGACTTCGACGCCATTCGATCCAGTGACGTGGCCCGTCGTGGATGCTTCCAACGTCATGACGCCGGCATTCATGAACGCGTAGATTCGATAAAGCGTGGAGGCAGCAAGCCCGCTGATCGTGTACGTCACACCCGCGCTCGGGATCTGAGCGACAGCGCCATTGATGATCAGGCTATTGCCGTTGTACGGAACCATCTGAATCGTCGTTGCGCCCGTGACGTTGACGCGGCAGTTTCCGTGATTCGGGATCGAGGCCGGCGAGACGAGTTCAAATTGCGTGCCGTCATATACGACCGTAACCATTTGCCCGGCCGCAATGTCGCCAGGAACGATCGGAGTAGCGCCGCTCTTGAGAACGTTCTTCGCACCAAGGCTATTGATGTTGAGCGTTACGCTGTTCGTCGTGTTGGCGCCGGCCGAGAGGAACTGGAAGCGTTGACCGGGCGCATACGAGCCGAACGATGGCGACGTGACGCCCGTAATCGTATCGGTCCCGGTGACGACCGACAGCGTATTGAATGCCCCTGTTTGAATCTGGCGCGCATTAACGGCATCGGTCGCATTGACAGCATCGCCAAGACCGGTAATCCTGAAGCCGCCCATCGGGATATTGTTCGTCGGCGTCTGCTGACCGTCCTTGGTCAAGCAATTGGTCAAGCCGTTCGCCGCGATGTCACTTAAAGTATTGTTGGCCCATGTGGACGAAATGACAGTTCCTGTCACCACAGGATTGCCCGAAACCAACGAGAAGGTTCCCGCTCCGTTGTAAGCCAATTTCGCTCTCCCAATTCGATAAACGGCATGATATTCTTAGCTATCCATAGGAGCTAAATATGCCGGGAAAAATGAAGCATCCGCTTTACAGCGTCTGGCGCTCGATGCTTGATCGATGCCGAAATCAAAACAATCCAGCGTTCCATCGTTACGGTGGACGAGGGATAAAGGTATGTGAAAAATGGAACGACTTTTGGTCATTTGTCTCCGACATGGGAGAGAGGCCAGACGGATATACCATCGAGCGAATCAACAACGACGGAGACTATGAACCAAGGAATTGCAAATGGGCTAGTCGTAAAGAGCAACAACTAAACCGCTGCACAGCCGTCTACATCACCGTAGAAGGGACAAAGCATCGGGTTTTCCACCTTGCAAAGCAGTCTGGTTTGAAGCCAGACACGATCATAGCCAGATCTAAAAAGATGGAAACGCTTGCTGAAATCATATCCCCTGAGAGGAAAGTCTCACTAGAAGGCCTTCGCCTAGGAGGGATCGCAAACGGGATGCGCAACAAATCTAAAACGCATTGCAAATTTGGTCATGAATTTACGCCTGAAAACACCGCTCCGAACGGTAAGAACGGAAGAACATGCAGGCGTTGCCATGCAGATAGACAATTACATAGAGCAGCAGCGAAGCGCCAAGCTTCACTTTAGGAGTAAAAATGACAAACAGTCAGTTTTGGCAGATCGCTATTTCGTCTGCCGTTGTCGGTGCAATACCGGCGCTAAAGTCAGTGATTAGCGAGAGCCGCGCCAAGCGCAGCCGCGAAGGGAGACGCCCCTTTTTGAATGAACTGGCCTACCGGTTGGGAAAACGATGGGCGAGCCATAAGAGCCGCTTGCGCCGCCCGTTGGCCTAACCCGGTATATGGAAGCGCAGCAAGTGTCGCCGCGGTGCCGGCCGCCAATGTCGGAGCGCCGAATCCAGCCGCCGCAGCTCCGCCACCACCAAGCGCGCCAATCAGCCCCATCAGCGCCGCACGTCCCGGCGTTCCGCTGTCCGGGTATTTCGACCCGAGGACGCTTTGTCCGGCGCGCGACAAGTCCTGCATGAGCGCGTTTCCGGTCGCGGTCGATCCCTTGCCTACCGATTTATCCGCACTACGCACGGCGTTCTGCAGTTGTCCAGCCGTGAAGATGCCATCGTTATTCATGGCGCCTTGCGAACCAGCAGCTCCGCGCAGCCGCACATATTTCGCATAGGCCGCATTTGCATTAGCCAGCGCCTGAACGTCTTGCGGCGCGTTATAGCGCGACAATGACGAGTCGATCGCGTTTCGGATCTCGCCTACAGCCGCGCCTAATTGGCGAGTGTCGTAGGATTGATCGGAGCTATACCCGCGCGCAGCCTTCCCTAGCTCTTCCTGAACGCCTTTCAGGGTTTGCCCGTCCATATTTCCTTGCGGCCCCAGTTTTCCGAAAACTTGGGTCTTGAGGATGTTCGTGAACGTCTGCTGCTGCTGAGCAGGCAGATTCTGAGCGAGGCCCGTAAGATTCGTGATATCGCTCTGGAATGCAGGATCAGTCGCCTTGAACGTCATCTTAGACAACGCGCCGTCGTATGCTTGGCTGATCTGAGACTTAACTGCTTGGACTGCATCCGTTCCTACCGGTCCGTCATACGTCTTTCCGATCGGCGCGAGAACGTCGTTATAGACAGCTTTATTGAAGCTTTGAACGGATCGTTGCTGAGCGTTCTTAATCATGTCTCCGAGAATCGGAACGCTTGTCAGCTTTTCCTCTGTGCGTGCAAATCCGCCGCCTAGCGCTTGACCCGGAGTCATAGTGACGCCAGCATCTGCGAGTTGCCGCTGAGCCGTGCCAGTCGCGCCGGTAATCACCTTTCCAAGGGCGTTAGCCAAAACGGAGCCGCCTGCGCCGAATGCAGCACCTGTTCCGGCTTGGCTTGCCTTTTGGCCCCAGTAGTCCGGATTGCTGCTGTCAGAAGGTGCCATCGCGCCACTAGCTGCGCCCAATGCTGCACCAGTCCCGATGCGCCCGAGAGCGCTTGCAGTAGCTGCGGCCGGCGCCAATGCAGCGAGGGGCGCCGTTGCACCGATGTTGCCGCCGATATTGCCTACCGTGTTCGTGATCGGATTCGCGGCCGCATAAGGCTGGTTCTGAGATGCCAGATTCTTGACGCCCTGTTGCGCATCGTTCACCAGCCAAGGGCCTACGTGGTCTGATCCGACCGCGCTAAGCCCCTTGCCGAGCAGTTCCTGTGCTCCGAGAACCGTGCTCCCGAAGCCATGCCCGAGGCCAGCACCGAGCGATGCGAGCATGCCAGGCTGCTGAGCTTGTTGCGCTGGTGCAGCCGCGGGCGCCGATGCCTGCGCCGGGACCGCGGAATCCCGAGCAATGATGGCATCGAGCGGAGAAGCCTGCTGCGGAGCAGAGTCGCGCGCAATGATATCGTCGAGAGCACTCATTTCAGGATTCCGTTTTGTGCTGCCCATTCGAGACGAGCACGCATCGCAGGGTTCTTCGCCACTGCCTGGAGGGCCGCGGCTCGTTCAGGACCGGAAGGCATAGCGACGACGTTTGCAATAGCCGGCGTAATCTTCTGGTCGAACTGGTTCTCGCGCTGGTTGTACGCTTTCGCATCACCGGACGAATACGCATCGGACAGGTAATCCGACTTTAGGAGACGCGTCTGGATTTGTCCGCGAAGCGTATCAAGCCCGTTTTGAACGGCTTGCTTCGGCGCTCCATACGAAGGAATCGACCCGTATACGAGATCGCGAGCTGCATCTGAGTTGATTCCAAGTTGCGACCCGAGATTGGTTACAAGATTGTCGCGAGATTTCTCGTATTCGGCCGCGTCCGCACTGAACAGACCGGCTAACTTTGCGCCAGCCGGACCAACCGTAGCGATGGATGCGCCCTTCGCCAGCTTCATCATGTTGTCGACATCCTGAAGCGCGGCCGGAGCGCCAGAACGAACCGTTTGCAGGTTCTGATACGACTTTTGCATCGTGTCGACTTGCCCTTTCGACAGCGCTTCCGCATTAGCTTGAGCGCCCATCGGAGCGCTCGCAGCCGGTCGACCGGACGAAGCCTGGCCACCGCCGAACACGCCAGACGGGCCGTTCTCATGCAGAGCGATTGCCGTCGATAGAGCCTGGCGTTGAAGCGGATTGGTCAGGTCGATTTTTTGATTCGGCGGAATCCCGAGACGCTGCGAAACGTCCTTGATATACGCCTGCGTGTCGTTCTCGTTCGGCGGCGCCCATTTCGAGATCACGCCGGAGATCGTGTTGACGCCTTGCTTGCCGTAGCTCGCGAGATTCCCGTCAAGCGCTGCAAGCCCCGTTTGCATGTCAGGATATTGCGCAAGCTTGCCGCCAGGCATCATCGCGCCGGGGTTGTTGTTGCGAATCCCCGCGGGGGCAGTCGGATTCGTGACTTGAGCTTCGTTCGAGAACTCCATTTGCTGCGTTTGCGGGTTGTACACTTGAACCGGCTTGAACTGAGCACCACCAGCAGCACTTGCCGCGGCATTGCCCTGCATGACGCCCTGCGCGCCTTGGATCGGCTGCACCTTGGCGACGTTGCCAGATGCATCGAAAAGCGGCTGAGCACCGGCCGGGATTTCCGGATTGAACGCGACAGGTTGAGACGGATTGAACGGATTGCGCATAATGCCGGTGCCGGTGATCGGCGCGACATAGCTATCCTTCTGGAATTGACGTTGGTTCGCCTGCGCCGGATCAAATCCGCCCTGACGAGCCGCAAGAGTCGCCGCCGTGGGCGCATATCCAGCCATCGCTTGCTTGATGACTTCCCTCTGGCCTTCTGGTCCGCTCATCCATGCTGTAGCTAGACCCTGTACCGGAACACCATTCGGATTCAGCGGACCGCCAGGCGATAGCAAGCCGCCTTGCTGCTGCGGAGCAGGTTGCGCAGATGATCCGCTGCCGCCTAGCGCGCCGGCAAGTGCCTGCGGAGTCGATCCAGATCCCGACGAACCGTCAGACGCCCCGCCGACACCAGACGAAGCCGGCGAGCCAGTCAGCGCCGCCCATTGGTTCTTACCGAGTTGGTTATACCCCTGCGAGACATCGTTCTGCATCCGAGCAGCCATGAGCGCCTGACCCAGTTGGGCCATACCGCCGAGCGGACTATATTTCGGAACGACCGTATATTGTCCAGACCCGACCGCCTGCGTATTCTGCGGCTGGAAGGATTGTTGCATCAGAGCTTGAGCAAGAGCTTGCTTGTTCTGAAGCGTGTAGGCGTCGCCCTGAAACTGAGGGAGAATCGTCATTCCGCTAGTAGGACCGGCCATGTCTTACCTCTGGTATTGAGCTAGCGCTTGTGCCAGCGCGTTTTGATATGACGGAGACGGCGCTCCATATTGGACAGGTTGCATTGGCTGCTGAGGCATCGAGAATCCGGCTTGGCCGCCTGACTGTGGCTGTTGGCCTTGCTTTGCCATTGCGAGCAGCATTGGAACCGTCATGCCACCGCCTTGAGCAATTCCTTGACCCACATTGCCGCCGCTGACGCCAGCGCCTAATCCGCCGCCTAAAGCTGCGCCGGCCGCAGTGCCAACGCCGCTTCCGGTAAGCGCCATACCGCCAAGCCCACCAGCTAAACCGCCTATCAATCCGCCCCAGTTCATCGCGCGCTCCCTGCCAATTGATAATTCACACGGTCAAAGCCGTCAGCACCACGCACCACGGCAAACGGAGCGAGTTTCTTCACTTCGTCAGCCATGAATCCGAGATGGCGAATGTGTTTCGGTTCCCACATATAACGATAGGTGTACACGCCCAATCCATTCACCCATGTCGAAACGCGCTTGATGGCCCGTTTGGCCCGTCGATCAGACAGTGCGAGACCCATGATACCGGCCGAACCAAGGCCGAATAGCCCGCTCATAGTGTTGTTAGAGCTCTGTTGTTGCGCGTTGTAGTTCGCGAGTTGCGATTGATACTGGTTGTTGTAAAGGCCGGCAATATCTGCCGGATTGGCCGAAGCTTGGCCCGTGCCGGAGTATCCGGGAATCATGCTGGCGATCGAACTCAGATTCGAATATGGCGTCTGCCCGATGCCGACTTGTTGTCCATAGAGACTAGAGCGCTGGTTGATAGTATTGTTATCAGTCCCGATTGCTCCGAGTTGACCTTGATTCAGCGTGCCGGCCAAGCCGTACAGCCCCGCTTGACCGTTCAGCATATTGGCTTGCTGGCCGTAGGTGTTCGCCTGATTTCCGAGCAGTCCGGCATTCTGGCCGATCAGCCCTGATTGCGCGCTGAGGTTCTGACCTTGTGCACCGAGCAAGCCGGATTGCGTATTGATGCCGGCGATTTGATTCTGAAGGTTCTGCGCGCCGATTTGCGATCCGGTCATGATCGACTGATTTTGCGCGTTGCTGTACGCCTGCTGCTTCGTGTTGTTAAAGTTAGTCATGGCGTTGTTGTACGCCTCCGAACCCGGCGTTAGCCCTTGGTTCGCCAACTGCGCGCTGAGCGATTCATTCTGCTGCGAGAACTGCGGATCGAGATACTGAGTCTGAGCCTTGTATGCCGCGTCCTGCCCCTGCTGCTGCGCCTGTTTCGCTTGCCCTTGGTCGAGCTGACCGGCGAGGCTTGCATATTGGTTGTTCAGGTTTCCGTAATCTTTCGATACCTGACCAACGCTTCCCATCAGATTCTGATAGCCGTTGTTCAGGCCGCCGAGCGAATTCGAGAGATTCTGGTATTGCGAGTTGAGGCCGAGTGCGCCGCCGCTCAGATCCTGATAGTTCCGGCCGACTTGCTGAGCCAGTCCACCATTCTGCGCCAGGTAGCCGGACAGATCAGAAAGCCCGTTCATGGCGGACTGATTCACCGATCCGCTATTGCCGGCCTGCCCGAGCAGCGAGCTCAGCGCTCCCTGAAGCTGCGGATTGGCCGATACGCTCGTATTGTAGATCGGAGCGCCCGTATTGGGATCAGTGCCGGTCTGCGTGGTTTGCTGCGAGCCGAACGGGTTCGAATAGTTGTTGAGATTGAGCGCCTTGTTAAAGGCGGCCGTATCCGTATTCGTCTTCGTGGTAGCCGCGGCAACGACGTTAGGGTCTGGAGCAGACGGCGCAGAGCCGCCCTTTCCGCCACCGCCCCAAAGCATGAACTGGTCGATGAGAAGGTATTTAAACAGCTTGAAGATGCTCATTTCAGTCCCTTAAGGAGCGCGTCGTAATATTTGCCGTCGAGATAGCGGCATTCCCGTTTGAGCATCCCGTAGAGAATCATGTCTGTGCCGTCTGATGCGGCTTCGCGTAATACGCCTTCCGGCTTGAACCCAAGCGCTTCATCGAATCGTTGCGCGTCCGCGTTATCCGATCGAACCAGACCTGTAACGCGATTCACTTCAAGCTGAAGGAACGGATACCGAAAGCACGCGGCCATATAGGCCGGCGTCATCCAGTAACGCGAACCGTCCGAAGCGACGTGCATCATTACGTTCGGTCCGGTGTGCTGCTCATAAACCACGCCGGCAACGAGTTCCCCGTCGCGCTCTAGCCCGATGGCCGAATAGCCGTGAAATTCAGGCTCACCGACGCGTTCAGCCACGAAGCGCATAACGCGCTCCGCTTGATCCCAAACGATGCGCTTCATACTGTCCAGCCAGTTTCGAATACGATGTCAGAGGCCGCCCAATGCGTTTCTGTGCCATTGATGGCAGCCTTGAGCGTTGGCGAGCCAGTCATTCCAACGCCGGTCACGCCTTGCCATGCCTTCGCGATTTGCAGATTTCCGCCCCACATTGCGGAGTCCCATATTCCGGTATCCCACAAGCCGAAGCTGAGCGGCAGATAGTTAAGCGTCGACTGCGGGACGTTCTGGTCGTAATCGGTATTGATACCCGCGGCGAGTGCCGGCGAGCCGTTCGTCCAGAGAATCGGGCGCATCATCGTGAAGCGCTTCTGGAGCGGAGTTCCGAACTCATTGAACGCCTGCTGCGCCAATGCGTTGATGTTGTTGCTGTCGTCGCTGAAACCATTCCACGCCAGACCAACGTAGCCATTCGAGCCGAAGAAAATCTGATCGTTGAAGCGTTCCCAGTGGTTCGCCGTCCACCCGGTGAAATTGCACCACGCGCCCGTAATGGTGTTCATCACGTATTGCTGCTGAAGGCCCGTCGCTACAGGAACATTGAGAATCACCATGTTCTGGAGCGGATACAGCACCATGCACCAGCCGTAATTGTTCGGATAAAGACTCGTCGCCTGCGAAATGGCGCCTTGAATCTTGCCGGTCAGGTTGATTTGCGTGTTGACGCGCGTTGACGCGAGCAGTTGAGAAATCGGGCCAAGACCATCTTTGCCGATGTATAGCAGGTCGCCGCCGTACTTCATGAACGACCGGAAACCCATCGGAGAGCCGAGCTGGTAGACGCCGACTAGCGCGAACGTGCTGGACTGTGATGGGTCTGTGCCCTGATAGATCACAACTTCACCTTCGCTCGTCACGAAGCAAAGCTGATCCTGAACGCCATAGCCGCCGTCCATCGTCAGGACGCCCATCGACACCAGCGAGCCGCCGCGCCGGCAAATCGGGCTGAGGTCGAGAAACTGAGCCGTGCCACCGAACTGGCCTACAGGCAGATACCACGCCTTGAGGCTGTTCTTTTGGATGAACCAGAGACGGCTCGCAAACAGGATGATGAACGAAAACGTGTTCGGGTTGACGCCCGAGATATTCGTCGAGAGTGTGTAGGAGCCGACGACCGTCGCGTTGCCGCCCGGATTGGACGCCATCACGTAAGTAAAGGTGTTCGCGCCCGTTACAGTGATGGTGAACGTCCCGTTATAGGCGGAAGGCGTCGCGCCGCTGATCGACACGCTATTGCCGGTGATAAGACCATGCGGCGCCGCGGTCGTGAGCGTGGCTGTCGTGCCGGCATTCGTAATGCTGGTGATGATCTGACCGCTGCCACTAGTGATCGACTGCCAGGTGCTGCCGTTGTAGACGAAGTATCCGTCCGTGCCGTTGACGATCCCGAGGAAGGCGCCGGCCAGCGTTGCGAAGTTCGTATAGGACCATTTGTCGTTGGTCAAGCCAGTCACGACAGGCGCGCCTACAGCACCGCTGTTGCTCACGTCATAGATCGACGATCCGGACGCAGCGAATAGCTTGTTGACGCCCGATGCCGAGTTATACGGCATGACGGTGTTGACCTGACCGGGAAGGCCAGTCGCCCACTTCGTATATCCCTGCCGCGCCATCACATCGGATGTCGTCGGAAACCAGTTCGTGAGCGTCACTGCGTCTTCGGGCGCCATCTGCGCGAGCGAATCACGCGCATTCCAACCGCCAATCGGGGCGGGAAGATTGGCAGTAGTCGAGCGCTGCCCTTGGGCTTGCCGGCGTTTCCGCTGAGCCGCTGCTGCGATACCGGTTATGTTTGTCACGGTTGCGCGACTCCATAGCCGCTGTCGGGCACGTTCTCAGGTCCAAGCAGGTAGCTAGACAGTCGCGGCGCGAGAGACAGAATCGGCGAACCCTGCTCTTCGCCCTTGACCGACGAAAGAATATCGTCGTATTCGCCTTGCAGAATCTGAGTTTCGAAGCCCTTGATAGCCCAATACTTGAGCTTTAGCCCCGCGACCATCAGACGATCGTCGAACAGGCATGTATCGTTATCGGCCGTAAAGCTGCCCTTGCGCGTGCCGGATACATCCGAAACCCAGTATTTCGAGACATACTCGAAGCCGAGATATTCGCTGGTGCTCACACCCGGCCAGATCTGAAACGTATTGCCGAGAATGCGCCAACGAATGCGCGGACCGGTCGCGATGTAGCCCGACTTCAGCCATTGCCATTGCTGCGGGCTTTCCGGCCCGAGCATTTCCCAATGCTTCGACTTGTCCCATTGCGTGCGGTCGACGATGCGCTGATAGTCGGCCGGGAAGGCATATTTCGTCTGCGCGAACGTCAGCGAAACGGCCGTTCCGCTTGCCGTCGCCGGCTGGCTCATCGTGATCTGATTGGGCGAATCGACCGACTGGACGTAGGTATCCTGGTTGATACCGCTGCCGGTCACCATGTACGTACCAGCCACGATAGAAGCCGTCGACGGGATGCCCGTGATGACAGCCGATCCGTTCGTGACGTTGCCCGTCTGAATCGTCCACTGGCTGGTAAAACGATACTCGGTCGTCAGTGCCTGCCAGTTGAAAGCAGGTTCGCGCAGCAGTTCGTAGCCAACCGCATTCAAAAGGGCGAGTTGCTGCACCGTATCCTGTGCGGTATTGCCCGCGACTGAAAACGGCACAGCAAGCCCCAATTCTCCGGTAGCCTGCTGGACGAGTTCGAGCATCGTTGCCATGTTTTACGCCTCTTTACGCGGGCGGCCGGGGCCGCGCTTTTCGGGGTCAAGAGTTTGGTCGTGACCGACTGACAGACCTGATTGAACCGCCATTTTTTCCATCGCTTCGAGTTGCGAGCCGAGACGCAATACCGTCGCCTTCAGGTCTTCGATTTCCTGATTGCGGAGCATGAGGTCTTCGGCCTGCTTCTGCGCGAGCGACGAGTCTTTCGCCGCCGCGATGTATGCCGCTGCCTTCGTGCGCAGCTCGTAGCAGCCCATGCCGATTCGTTGGCATTGCTGGTCCGAGCATTCGGCCAGTTGCTCGACCGTGTGGAATTCAAGCGCTTTCAGCTTGGCGACCGTCGCGACATCGAGACGCGGCCAGTCTTCAACCGGCGTGCCCGATTCGGGACGGTAAGACGTGCGGCGCTCGTATGCTGCCCACTGTCCCGGCCATTCGTCCTTGTCATCGTCGCGTGCCGGCCGTTCGATGATGTTCGTCGGATCGCCCGGATTGCACTTCTTGATCATCGGGACCAGATCGAACTCGGGCTTGCCCGTTTCTTTGCTGCGGAATTCGTTGTAACGCTTGCCGGGGAAGAACTCGACATACAGTCCGGCCTTCGGGTTCTGCGTGTCACTTTCCAGTGCTTGGTACATTCTTTTCTCCTGTTATGGGTAAG